TTGTAATTTCATATATATATTCTATAAATAATTATAGGAGATACAATGGATACACAAAAAAATAAAAAAGAAGTCGGCTTTAGAATACGAATGACCCCCGATGAAAAATTGAAAATAAAGGAAAATGCTCTTAAAAACAATTTTAGATCTATGAGTGAATATTTAAGATTCTTGGGGTTAAATACTGACATTAAGGTGAAGTTGCATGAATAAACTAAACCTTGAAGATTTTAAAAATAAAGGATGTAAGGTTCATAATAATTTCTATATCTATGATCTAATAGTGGAGTATGCTGGAGTAAACTCTAAATATAATTTTATATGCCCCCATACATGGAACTTACTCTCAGCGTGGAAATGCTCATTTAAGCGGTATAAGATGTCCAAAATGTAAAGGAGAAGCTCGTTCAGAACTGAATAGAATATCTCAATCTGAATTTATAAACAGATCGACCATAAAGCACAACGGCATATACCTATATAATAAAGTACAATATACACACTGTTTAGATAAAGTCTGCATAATTTGTCCAGAGCATGGAGAATTTTGGCAAAGTCCTCATAATCACATGTTCGGGCAAGGTTGTCCGAAATGTCACATTGACTATTCAGATCCAGAATATAAACACTTTACATATAAAATAACAAACACCATCAACAATAAAATATACATTGGCATACATTCCACTAAAAACGTTAACGATGGATATATGGGGTCAGGTTCACTATTAAAGGAAGCTCAATACCAACAAGGTATTAAATCCTTCCAGAAAGAGATCCTATCATTTTATAAATCTAGAGACGATCTAAGAAATGCAGAACGAATAATAGTGAATCAAGAATTTATAAACAGGTCAGATACATATAATGTGCAACTTGGAGGATAATCTATTGATTTCTTACACAAATACCATAAATAATTATACGAACAACGATAAGTAATTAAAAGGAGTAGAATTATGAACTTTACAGGAAAATTTGAAAAGATCGCAGAAGCAACCCTTGGTCGTTACCAACAGGGTGGCATCATGGTTGGCGATATTGTAAAAATTAAGAAAAATGCATTAAATCATCCTAAAATTAAAGAAATGGCTGATAATATGAAAGGCAACATTGAGATGTTGATGGGTACTGATCTACATTTATCCGTAAGTGCGGTTAAGAGTATTCGTGGCAGTCAAGGTGATATGAGTGATGGACTTGGACTTGGTTCCACAACCGCTCCAACTGATTTTTGGGTTGATATTTGTGTTTTACACAATCCGGGATTCAAGGGCGATCCAGTAACTCTACCTATTGAAGTGCTTGAAAAGCAAGATTTTGGAGCCAACTTGCCTCCGATCCCTGATTCTCAAAAGCGTGAAGGTGATGTTAATATTAAGCCAAAGGATGCTAGTAAATATGTAACTAGAATGGGTGAAAGTATGGAAGACATCTATGCGGGAATGGGTCAACCAGAAGAAGCAGAGAACGTAACCGTTCGTGTTCCTTTGGAAGATACTGACGAAGTTAAAGATGTATTCGACAGTTTGGGTGTAACCTATTCCGTTATTGGAACTAACCGTTACGAACTTCATGGAACTATGGATAATATCAAACAGGCACTAAACTCTGCATCAACTGCGGGTGAAGAAGAAGTTGAAGTTGAATTAGTTCAGGATGATGAATCTACGATTCCTGCTACACAGCAGATCCCAAATGAAACTGGTATTCCTGATACTGCAAAGGATGAAGATAATCTTGAAGAAGCTTATTCTGCAATTATGAACAAGGAACCTCGTTCCAGAGTCTATACGATTGCTATCCCTAATGCGTTTGCCGACAATGTACAGACTTATCTTTCTCAGGAAGGGGTTTCCAACATTGTTACAAGTGAAGGGAATTTGACCTACATTGATATTGTTTCAACTACGGATGAAGATTCCATTGAAACTGCTATTAAAGAGAATGTTATGGGCGACCTAACTTATCTGAAAGTGTATAAGTCTGAAACCGCTTAATAAGATATATAGATAAAAAGAAAGCCACTCAAAAATGAGTGGCTTTTTTATTATTCAGGATAACGTTCGATACTAATAGTAGTGAAACTTTCATTAATATCGGTTTTAATTTTACAATTTCTTGCATAATCAGACACAGAAAATTCAACCAGATCACTTATAAGTGACTTACAATTTTCGATATTTTCACTAGTTAGCGGTTTGAACATATATTCCCTAATAGCTCGTCTCACAATATCATTAATCCTTATACAGTTTTTCTCGAAATCGGGATCAATTGTTACTTTAATTTCAACTGGATTATCAATCGTATTCATATTTCCTTTCCTAATACAACTTTAACAATGTTGCATATGCGTTTACTTCTTTATCCATAACTTGCTCATGCTTATATAGACCTGATGACAGTTCTATCATGTACAATCGCTTCTCGGCATCCAGAAGATCTGACTCATATACATAATTAAACAATTCAGACAGCAATAGTCTGTAATCGTTACTAAACTCAGGACTTCGTTCAATAATGATTTTCCTCAAAGCTACGTGAGACTTCTTATCCTTGATGTGACAAATTATGTCTCTAACGATTTGCTGAGATTCTAAACCAGTATCTCTAATTTCCAATTTACCATCTTTGCTATCTCTCTGCATCGAGTTAATCGCTTTTCGCATGTCAGGGTAGCATTTTTGGATGTATGGGACGAATTCCTTTCGGGTTGTCGTAATACCTTCTTCCTTTAAGACATTAAAACATCTTATCGTGAACTCCTTGAGAGGAGGGTTGATTGGGTATACGATACAACGACTTACAATCGGACTGCTTAGTTTATTAAAGTAGTTTGCTGTCAAGATAAATCTGACATTATGTGCATACTCTTCCATAAGGTTACGAAGTGCATCTTGTGCAGATGAACCCGTACCGCTATTGGATGACAATCCATCACACTCGTCCAGAATGATAACTTTAAGCTTACCATCCATGGATCTGCGTTCTGCAAAATCTTTAATCTCACCACGAATTACATCGACACCGTTTTTATCACTAGCATTGATGTAATGGTATTCGCAATCCAGTATGTCGTTTACTAGGACTTTGGCTAATGTAGTCTTACCACCACCCGCTTGTCCGTAAAGTAATAAATGGGGGATTTCACCCGCTTTGGCATATTTTCCAATGTCATCACGGATGTAATCCTCCAAGACTAATGACTCCAAATCATCTGGACGGTATTTCTCCACCCATAGATTCTTATAATCGTTAGCTTTGCCCATTAGACTAACAACTGCCTTCCCGTAAAACCATCATCGTTACGTTCTTGAACCGTGTTTGATTCCTGAACCTTAACTCCTGCATTCTGTGATAGAAATGCTAATAGTTGCGGTAGACTTTGTTCGTTAATTTCAAATGTGCCATGTCCTTCTACTTGTACTCTCATTTGTTTCTCCTTATTGATTCAGACGCTAATGTAACATCTTTAATAGCCCCTGTCAATAAATATTTAGCGTTTTGGTTATACTTTTTACCTTTTCGGGGGTTTCATCGTAAAAATGTATCAAAGATTACATTGATTGTCAACGTTTTTTGGTAAATAATTAAAAGGAGTTTGATATGGAAGACGAAAAAGATTTTACAGACATTTTAGAGGAACTAGCTGGTGAAGAGTTAATAGACGAGATTGAACAAGATTCCCAATTTGAAGAGGTAACTGATGACAACGTTAATGACTTTGTTTTAACCTATGGTGCGCAGTTGGTCAAAGACGGTATGGATTCTATCAATAAAGTTAAGACCAAAATTACATCAGGACAGGATGCTGAAGAAATTAAGGCATTGAGTGAAATGATGAGGGCGATGAATTCGACCCTAGATACACTTACTAAGATTTCATTACAGAATAAGAAAGAGAAGAGTGCGACTAATGTTAAGCAGATTGAACATGACCACCGCAAGGAATTGCCTGATGTTCCAAAGACTCAGATTGTTGTGGGAACACGGGAAGACATCTTTAAGAGATTACTTGAGGCTGAAGAAGCAACAGAAGTGGAGGTAGTAGATGAATAGTAGGATCAATGTATCATATGAGAAGGTTTACACTGACGATTCCGGTAAACATACTCAGAATATATTTGGAAATCATAATCCAGAATACTTTGCCTATAAAAAACTATGGAAAGGGGTCGTAGATGGCTTCTTTGAATGCAATAACACTGACATTCTACTTACTGCCACAGAGGGCAATATGCGTGTTGTAGTTGTCGTAGGAGAGTTCTCTGGAAAGTATAAATTTGAGCAGTATTTCATCTCTGGACTTGATGGTAAGGTATTGTCAATCCCAAGTAATGTCAAATATGCAATTCAAAATGTAGATGAGTGTAAATCATCATTTATCATCGGATCTTGGGCTAAGAATCTGGATATTGAATACTCTTCAAAGGGAATATTTAACTGGAGGAAGAAACAACCATGAAGTTCTTAGAATTCATTACAGAAGAGAAGAGAGAAAAGGATCTATTCACTATTGTTAATAATAGAGATGGTAGCGTTCCATTGGATGGAGGAAAGCCCGTTACAACATGGGCGGTTAGTCCTGAGAAAGCATTGGAACAAATCCTATATAGGATGAGAGAGAATCCTAAACCTCACGATTGGAGAGTAATCAATAATCGTGACGATTACCAAGGAATCACTTGGGCGCAATACAAGCAGATGGAGACTGAGTTGGAAACGGCTCACATGACACCATCACCTTCTAAATTCGATAAACGGGATCAGCAGATGACACTGTTTGACGATCCAAATCTTACAACACCTTATGGTGAAAGCGTCAATGGTAATATTAGATTTCAAGACGCTCCAATGTCAGATAAAATCGACCGAATATCCAAATACCCATACGACAATAATAAATATTATCATGTAACATCACCAGATAACGTTGAGTCTATAATCACCAAAGGAATCCAAGGCGATGAGATATGGGTAACTAAAGGCAAACCTTGGAAAGAATATACAAATGGATCTTTAATAGAATTAGAACTAAATTCTGAAGATTTAGTTAGAGATAGTAGATGGAACGATGAACATGGAGTCTTCGTATCCACAAAGGATATTCCACCAGATTCAATAACTAAAGTTTTCGATTGGATTGATACTATTAACGTCCGTGAAGATATATTAGCAAATCAATTCTCAGACAGAGATAGATTAAACAATGATGATATCATCAAACTTCTTAATAGATATGGTACTTAATTAAATGAGAGCAAGAAGTAAAAAACGAAATTCCAGTGGAAAGGAACCTTGCGATATTTGTAGGGTTCCGTTTTATTTGGATGAACACCACATCAGGGGTCGTAAGATTCCCAATCCAAACCACATGTCCAATTTGACAAACCTATGTCCAAATTGCCATCGCCTAATCCATGTCGGAGATCTAGTCTTAGAAGGCTGGTTACTCACCAGTGATGGATACGAACTCATCTATCACAAACGGGGCGAAGAACCTATACTAGAAGATGCAGAAGTTCATACACACCGATAATCGGAAGTGATGCCATTATTAAAAATGGAATACAGCAACCACCTTTAATTGTTCTACATTCAGGAGGTTTGGGCGGGTTAGGAACTGGATTAAGACAATGTGGACAATCTCCATACATTGGCCCCATACAATCTCCAATCAATATCTTTCCAGTTCCATTACAATGTTTACATTTATTCATATCTATCTCCTTTACTAAGGTTATCATATGCCCATAAGGGTTGCAAGTTTTTATAGTTAAAACATTTCTTTTGCTCTTCGGGATCGGTGAGATCGAATGCATCGCAGGGTTTAATATGGTCCACATGCCAACCTGTATGTGAATGATTATCCCAACTCATACCTTCAGCGAATTGATCTTCAATATGCTTCTTGAAATCCTCAATACTGCATCCCAATAATTCTAAGGTGCTACCTGCCTTTGCATTCCCTCTAAGTGCATTGTGCATTCTACTCCTGAGAGTCCTTCGTATTCTGTAATTATCATCAGTCTCCATTCGCTTTGCATGATATTCACGGTCACGTTCTCGGATATGATCACGGTTCTTTTCATCTCTAGCCTTTCTCTCTTCTTTGTGTGAAGCGTGATATTCCTTACTTTTAGCAAGTTGCACATCCTTAGTCTTTTGATAATGTTCACGCTTATATGCTAAACGCTCATCCCTATTCTCCTCATACTTCGCCTTAAAATATGCTTTAAGTTTTTCCTTATTCTTCTCTCTATACTCTTTTGCCTTAATGCGTTTCATCTCTGGATCTTTGTATCCCATAATAATCTCCTTATAACTACTTACACATCCGGTTAAGTTTACAAGTACTTTTTCTATATAAAAATGCAAAAAAAAAAGAGACTCCGAAGAGTCTCTTTTGTGATACTTTATTATTACTTCTAATCTTTCGATTATAGGTAAGTGTGCGCTGTACCCGGTGTGAAGCTTTCGCCAAGGCCCTTCACGATTATACAGTGATAATAAAGATCTGCGCCGAATAGGTTATCAACCACTCCGTATCTAGTCAAAAGACCAACACGAGGAGCGAAGTCGTTAGGACCAATCGTGCGTTGTACCATTACTGGTATATACGGACAATAGATGATACCAGTATCATAGAAGTCAGCACCTTTGTAACCAAGAAGAGCGTACTCAACAGGGTTATTACGGGTTCCAACCTGATACTGAGCTTCAGTACGGGTGTCACGATAGACAGTGAAACGTCCACCAAGATTACCAACTTTAGCTACACCAGTAGGCTGAGTGTTCACGTTAGTGTTAACAGGCATGAACTTGAATTCAGGAAGCATTTCCACCATTGCGCAAACACGAGGTGTTGCGATAATGAAGTTTGCGGCCCCTCTACGGTTACGTACAGCAATACGGTTTGCTTCAACGATAACTTTAGAGTAGAAGTCACGAGTACGTTCACCAATCCAACGAGCATCCGCAGAAGCGGCGGCCCAGAAAGAGTAACCTTTACCATCACGGGTTCCATCACCAACAGTCAAACAAACCTGAATCATTCTCATGATCATTTCTCTGTCAATTTCAGCCTGAATTTCATAGGACATTGCGTTAGTCAACTCAGCGTCAATATCAATACCATTCATGTTACGGATATCTTGCTCAAGTTCTACAGACCAACGGGCCGCCAATCTACGAGTACCAGCTTCAATAGAAGTCTTTTCGAACGCCAATTCCATCTGTGGGATGTTAGAGGTAAATTCGAATGCGCTCAACAACTGTGCAAGACCTTGGTCTTCTTCAAGCATTGGGAAGTCTTCTGGAGTAGCTGAACCAGATAGCTGATCTGAGGAAGCACCAGTATAACGAGTATCTAGGTAGTTCCAACCAACTTCTTTACCTTCGGCTTCATTCCACCATTCCTGACCCGGATCTTCGTTGTTGGAGTCGTTTGAACGAGATCCATCAGTACCAAGAGCTTCACCAGAAGCATACTTGTAACGAAGTGCGAATGCAAGACCAACAGGTCCCGACATAGGCTGAACACCCACGATTTCGTTCGTAATCAATTCTGGGAATGTACGACGAATCATTGGGATTAGTACTTTAGGCAAACGAGCATCGCCCGGTGCATAGTTATCGCCACCCGCAATTGGGCCCGGCGTGTTTGGGTTATAAAGACTACCAATGGTAGATCCGTCACCGTAAGCACCACCGTTACCGGCGATGTTTGATTCTCCAAGATATCTTTCTTGGTTTTCCATAAGAATAGCTGTATTCAAGCGAGTATGCTCGTCTTCAATAGCACCAATCTTATTAGAGGTATAGTCTAACATAGGGGCCCACTTCTCAGTAAGAAGTTTAGCCTGATCTTTGTTAATATACGCTGGAGTATTTCTTTGCATTTGTTTATTTCTCCTTTTCTAAACTATCAGGGCTATTTAAGACCTGATACATATTCACTCATGTGTGGATTCGTTTCCACACTAGATTCATTTATAATTTGGGTAGGTTCTGGTGGAGTATCAACATCGTTGGACTCTACTAAGACCTGAGACTTTTCAGTTTCGATTGCTTCTTCTTCTCTCTTTTCAAACATCTGAAGGGCGTAGTCAAAGTTTTCTTCAATGTACTTTGCAGACTTACCTTTAAAGGTTTGTTCAACGAATAATTTCTTACCGTCAGGAAGGGAGGTAGTCTTACGCTCTAGAACCAATTCTGATCCAAGCTTGGACTTTTCAGCACCCAGTTTCACATTCTCTTTAAGAACTTCGTTTAAATCGCTTCTAAGGGACTCGATTTGCTCTTTACCGTCAGATAGTGCTTCTCTGATGTGTTCACTAATGAACGCTTCGTCTACAGATACTAGTTCTTGAATCTTCGCCAACTTTTCAGTAGCTTTAGTATTTGCAACAGCTTCAGCAAGCATGTTCTTTGGTAGGAGGTCGTCTAGTGTTAGATCAAGGAAATTAGAAATATCTACCTGAAGTGATTCAGTTAGGGACTTAGCTTCTTTACCAAGAAGATCCTCATATTTCTTCACAACGTCAGCAAGCTTTACAGTGTGATCCTCGTCAACCTTAGTTACGATCTTCTTAAGTTTTTTGCTATGGTCAGCGTCAATAGCTTCCAATAGGCTCGTTAGTTGCGATGCGTGAGCATCGTCTTGTTCTTGCAGAGCGGTTTCAACCGCAGTAGCTACTTTACCTTCAAGTTCGGTATCTACCTTTTCGGAAACTACTTTCTCAAAAACATCACAAATCTGAGACTTTGATTCCTCTGTAAGAACGCTATTATCGATATTGCTAAGTATTTCTTTTATATCCATATCATTCTCCTAAATTAGTCTTCATCCGTCATGGACTCTTTAATACGCTCTTGAATTTTGGCTTCAACAACGGACTTTAGATGTTCTCTTGCAGTAGCATAATCTCCACTGTTGATCTCTTTGATCATCTTTTTAATTATCACTTCTTCCATGATTCTTTTCCTTATAATTATTTATGCTTATTTGTAACGTAAATAGGCATTTTTCTTTAACTATTTAATACTGTTCAAGAAACCAATGATTGTATCTCTTAAATATTCGTTTACATTTTTAGTTGGTAGTGTCGCTATATCGTGTTCTAAACCAACGATTGATCTCTCCATTTGTTCCGCAATACTACCGTCTGCATTGATGATCCAATCTTTCGATTCTAGGATACCATCTACGAAGGCTGTTGGTACTGAAGGGTCGTGAACTACGTCACAACAGATTAAGTGAAGATTACTAACGGAATTACCCGCTGATGTTGGTGCAAGTTTACCCAATGCTCTACTAGAGACACCAAGTTGAACTCCTTCCATGATAAGGGACTTTACAATGTTACCCATCGGTGTGTTTAGAATCTTAGACTTGCCATAGAAGATATTACCTTCTTGCCAAAGATCTCCGATCATATGACATGCACGTTCTGGATTTACATCACAGGATGATGGGTGATTCAATTCTCCCAATGCTCGGTTGGTTTTAACCATCTCGCCTAAATAACGATCTACCTCTGTTTTCATTTCATGAAGTGGGTAAATACGACCATTCTTATTTTTCTCTTCTGCCATTAAGAAGGGTCCTTTAATATAAAGGGTTTGCGGTTCGTTTTTGTTCTTTTCTTCAAGAACATAATCCAACTCAAATGTAGGGTTTTCGACTAAAAGCTTTAAAGCCATTTCTTTCTCCTTTTAATTATTTACTATATAAATTCATAAAACAACGTTATTTAATAAATTTATTTATATCTTTTTCTGTGATAGTTGAGAAAATGTAGCCGTGTTTACGACACCACTCTTCGGCAGAGTCCCATTTAGCTCGGTTAATGGCATAGGTAACTTGTTCATATAGAAGGGTTTTCTTCTTCTTATTACCATGCGCTTTCGGTGGTAGGGTTTGTTTATAAGGCTTTACTTCAATAACATACTTTCTAACAGTTCCTGCTTTATCTCTAATAGAGACATCAAAGTCTGTATAATATCTGTGAACCTTTCCAGTGGTAGGCTTCACATATGGAATCACTACTGATTCACTCCCCCAATGTATGACAAATGATGAAGCATCAAACCAACGCATAACATGCAACTCCAATGAACTTCTATAAACTATAGGAAGTGTCCCCTTATACTTCTTAGGATGTACTGGAGTGAATGTGCCTTGCTTATACTGTCTTCGCTTACTTGCCATTTTTATGCCTAATTACAAACAATCCCCGCAATTTGAATAAACTACGAGGATTGTTCAGAGTTTTTAGTTTATCCAATCTTATCGATCTGGATTTCCATAGGCTTATCAGCACCCGCAGTAGGGTCAAATGAACCCATAGCAGACGGAGGCATCATACCTTCCATGCCTTCTAAGTCAGAGGAACCCTCTACACCTAGATCGCCCATGATCTTACCTTTAAGCTTATCTAATGCATTCTGTAGAATGTCTTCAATATTCTCACCGAAAGCACTTTGGGTTTCGTCAAGAGCATCTTCAATACATTCTGGTGCATACTTCTCAAAAGCATCAACCAAAAGATCGTTATACTGTTTCTGTAGACTCCTTATCTTAGAAGTGAATGGGCCGCCTTTAGCAGGGCCATCACCGCCTTTGGAGTCAGAATCGCCGTCAGAATCAGACTCATCATCATCTCCGTCTTCGTCAGATTCCTCTCCAGATTCATCATCTGAATCTTCGGACTTTTCATCCTTATCATCAGAGTCTTCGCTAGATTCTTCACTGGATTCTTCGGTAGATTCGTCTTTCTCTTCGGACTCTTCTTCAGTAGATTCATCCTTTTCTTCAGTGTCATCGTCTACATTGCCAGAAAAAATGCTTTCAACCAATTCTTCCATTAATTCTTGTTCCGTTTTTAACATAATGTTCTCCTTTAAAATACTTATCGCAAAAGTGTTTATTTATTGGCAATTATCCGACAAAAATTCCAAGAGGTTGCGATTCACCGAATCTATCCTGTAGTTCTTTCTCAAGTTGATCCTTCATCGTGGAACCTTGCTGTAGTAGCTCATTCCACTGAATAGCTCCACCACCAAGCAAACTAACTTGACCAAACTTACTACGAATATTACCAACTTGAATTTGTGATAATGCTAATGCATACTGATATACCCATCTTTCGGCAATCATATTGCAAATTGACTTCTCAACATAGGCTCCAATAACTCCAACGTAACGGTTGTTAGCATTGGTAGGTTCAGGAATGATTCTCATCCACTGAGTGTTCTTATCAAAGAAGATTTGAGGTTGAGTTGCAAATAACTTTGCTCTCAAGTCCAACCAATCTTTCAATACATGCCATGTTACCAAATCAAATCCAAAATTACCCATCATGTGACTGAAATACGTCTGCTGTGCAAACATATAGTCAAGGGTGAATAGATAGTCGGTTCCTGAATACTCAACAGGATCGAATGTATGAACTGAAATCACCTTACGGTAATCTTCTTTATCATAATCCCAAACTCGTCCAGATACTGCTGATTGCTCAGTATTGTAAGTTTGCCCCAACATGGAAAATACATCGTCCATTTTGATACCCATACCCTTCACATACTTTCTAGAGTCAAACATCATGAACTCCTCAGTATATCCAGCATATTTAGAGTACCACTCAAGTGCTTGGTTGATATTGTCGTAAACTACCTGATCGCAAAGTTCAACGTCAACTGTGGGCCAGCCGAACTGCATCTTTACTCGTTTGGTAAGATCGTCATATGTTTTTACAACTGAATTTAAAGTTGTACTTCCTTCCCAACCACTTGGGACTATATTTCCACATTCTGGATTTGGCATTTATTTCTCCTATTTATAAAACCTGTTGAAGAACCATGTGTTGTTCTGAACGATGTTTTCTGAAACCTGTCTTCCTAAGACCTCTGCATATCTTGGTTTAATAGGTGCAATCACAGGCTTAACCTGATGATCACCAAACGGCCCATGAACCTCATGATTTTCTACTACTTGTTTGACTACGTTATTATAGTCGTGATCAAAATAAGGAAGTCCCAAATAGTTATATACACCTTCCATAGTGGATTTAGGGTCTTCAGTAAAATCTTCAAATCTAACAATATGGATATCATCCAAGAATCCTCGCAACTCAGCATCATATAGACGTTGTAAAGCAGAAGCAATGTGAGATTCTGTCAACCAATTTTGGACTCGTTGTTCAACCATCAATCCACCGCCAAGTGGCATGTGTTGGTTTGCTCTCCATTTCAATTCCTGACTTACCATCACTTCTCTTAGGTCACGGATGCAACAAATCATCTTAGGCTTCTCGCTCATGATATTTTGCAACCATTCATATACGATCATCCATCCTCTGGATTTATCACAAACCATTGGTCGGTCTGTAATCGCATTATAATACCCATTCATACCCTCTTTGCAAAAGTTCAACATTGCAAGTTTCATCAAATCACTAGGCTGACTCTTAACTTCTGGCATTTCCATATGGTTTCGCACACCTTCACAAAATCCAAGAGCGGGACTCGTTGGAGAACCGTAAATCTCTGGGTTCTGATGTAGAACCACTTGCATAAGTTCAGAACCTGACCTCGGCATACTACTATTAAATATAAAATCTTTCATTAACTCTTTCCTTTATCTTTACAATTATCAAAATGATATCGCTTCATAGAACTACCACCACCGATCTTTCCGCAGTATGGACATTCCACTTTCGCAAATACGACACCCTTTCGGGCTTCACTCATTTTCCTTTTCGCTTCATCCGAATGCACTCTACCTTTGGCACGTTCAGACATTTTCTTCCTACTTTCCTCACTATGAGGTATTCCCCTATTCCAAGGGATTTCACCTTTATGCGAATCGCTCATCTTCCTTCTACTTTCATCAGTATGAGATTTGCCATAGAAATGATTATTCACACCCTTCACAGATTCAGATATTTTATTTTTAACACCATCAGGCATCACAGATCCCTTATTCCAAGGGGTGCGTCCTCTCGCACTGGGCGGTGCATTACCACCTACATTTAAATTATAAGTATCTTTACGTCTTACAAATTCATCATCGACAATTTCTGATTCACACATAAACGCCGATTCTCTATCATCAAACTGAAATAAAATATCTTTATTAAGATTATCTACTCCATATTTATCAATAGCCTTTAAAATTAAATCACCAGAACCCATGTACCCATCATTCATATCCTCAGTAGAATGAACACCTACATATATCTTCCCATTAATATTATTAGTTATTTTGTATAAATAATGAAACATAACTCTTTAAAAATTGTGGGGCTGTTGCCAACCCCAATATAACTTATGCCAATGCGGTAACAATTGCGGTAACCAATTCAGTTACATTGTCAACATCCACACCAGCATCCGCTTCATTGATGGCAGTGATCATTTTAGTTGCAAAAACCTGACCTTGCACCTGTTGTGATTCTGTTACTGTCAGATCCAAAAAGTCTTTCTGAAGAGTTGCTTGTGAAGCTAAGTTCAACTCCTCCCATGACATGAAGGTATTATCCTGAACAGCCCTTCGAATCTTACGATTACCAAGTTGAGTCTCTCCACTCATAAGTATGACATTCACATTAGACTTAATACCATCAGTTTGTCTTTCAACCTGATGAGCGTTTCTTAGCTTAATTCCTGTAATTTTCTGGACAACAGGGATATCCAATCCTTCTACAACTATTTCATTCATTTATTTTTCTCCTTGAGTTTAATCTCATTTAGTATCGCATTGTATCTACATTGATACATAACTATTTATACGTGTCATTAAAAAAACAATCAAAAATTTACATATTTCAGATAAAATATGACAACTACTGACCATCACTCTTTAATAATCCACTCATGATCCCTCCACTATTGCCAACTGTTTCCGACCTGAATAACATTGGACACAATGTTGGCCGGGTCAAAAGATGTGTCGGTGGTTGTATTGGTTGTCACGTTATCCTGTAAAATAAAACCAATTATAGATGGTGTATTAGTATCAGACCTGAAACTTAAACCCGTGGGCGCACCATCAAAAATATTGCGTCTAAA